AACCACTAAGCCATTCAAAGGCGCACACTTTGCTGTATTCCCAATGGATTTAATCGAGCCTTGTGTTTTGGCTGGGTGTCCTGAGGGCGGAACAGTCCTTGATCCTTTTGGTGGAAGTGGAACAACAGGACTTGTGGCTCAAAACAACAATCGTAATGCAATTCTTTTAGAGCTGAACCCTGAATATATAGAAATTGCTGAATCAAGGCTTTACCCCAAGCAAAGAGATTTTTTAAATGAAAACTAATAAAAAAACTATCTACAAGGAATTAAAAAAGATTTATAGTTCTTTAGATGCTGAAAGGTCGGTTGTAGGTGGTCTGCTTTTAGATCCCTGTTTGGATCGTGTTCTAGGTACTGGCTTGGTATCAGATGATTTCAGTAGTGATAAATTAAGGTATATCTTTAATTGCATTGTAGAGTTGATTGATGCAAAAAAACCTGTTGATGTAATAACTGCAAGAGATTATATTGAATTACAGGAACAACCTAAGAGTAGGTCATGGGCAGTAGATTTTAAGGATCTCGCTTTCTTGACTGAAGATTGTATTGGTACAAGCAATATTGATGTTTATGCACAACATATCCGTACTTGCAGAATTAAAAACGACATTGAGTTACTAAAGTTTAATATTGATTATGACAATTATCAGGTAACTGTTGATGAAATTCAGAAGTTGGAAAACGAGTTACTGGATAAAGATGAAAACTCTATGAGGAATATTGTATCTAAGACAATAGATTATATAGATGATGTCAGCGTTAATGGTACAGGTTTATCGAGTGGTTTTGAGTCTTTAGATGCTCTCACTTCAGGATTTAGGCAGGGATCGTTGAATGTTGTGGCAGGTAGGCCATCAATGGGAAAATCTACACTTGCTCTAAACATAGCAAATCACCTAAGTAGTGCAAAGAATGTACTTTTCTTCTCTTTGGAGATGAGTCAGGTACAGTTAATGCTGAAAATTGTATCAAGCGAAACAAATTTACCCCTACACAAGATTGAAAGAAACCAATTAACTGAAAATGAAGAACAATTCTTCTACGAAAAACTTGCCCATGCAGGTAACAAAAGCATGACTATTATTGATAAGGGTGGATTAAGCGTAAAAGATATTTCTTCAATAGCCAGAAAAATGAATGTGGAGAGAAGTGTTGATGTAATTCTGATTGATTATCTGCAAATTATGAGATATGATAAAGGTCGAGAGATTTCTGAATTAGGAAACATAACAAGGGAGTTAAAATACCTCTCTAAGGAGCTTCAGATACCCGTAATCCTACTTTCTCAGTTGAGTAGGGGGGTAGAGAGCCGAGAGAATAAAAGGCCGTATATGAGCGATTTACGCTCTTCAGGAGAAATTGAACAAGATGCTGATATTGTCATGTTTGTATATCGAGATGAATATTATCATCAGGACACCCCAGACCGAGGGTTGGCAGAATTGATAGTTGCCAAGAACAGAATGGGGCAAATCGGCTTTGTGAAATGCGAGTTTCATGGGGATTATTCTAAATTTAAAGATGTGGAGATTGATATTTATGGACTATCTGATAAGGGCGAACAAGTACACTAGATCAGCAAAGGATTATCCTTGCCAAATGAGGCTAGAGGGGTGTATGCCCGATAGCGAAACTGTGGTTTTTGCACACCTGAATCATGGGGGAATGGGATTAAAGGCATATCCTATACATGGTGCGTATTTATGTTTAAACTGCCATGATATATATGATGGGAGGAAACAAGTGAACCCACCTTATGAACAAGAATTTCTTGAATTGGAAATGCTAAGAGCAGTAATAAATACTCAAAGGTTAATGATAAAAAGGGGTATAATCCCCCTATAGTTTTTTAATTTTTAATAAGGAGTAATATATGTTAGATAAAATTATGAAAGGTGCTGATGCATCTATAAATGTAGGTATTAAGTTGATCTCACTTGCAATCGTGCTACAGATTGTATTCGGTCATTCAGTACCTTTTTTGGGTGGCAATGTTATTGGCACGATAATCGGCATAGTTCAACAGTTGGGTTCTGCTGGTTTAGTTGGTTTAATCGCAACACTTATAATTTATCGTCTATTAGATAGCGATATAAGAAAAGAGTTGTCCGATTGACTTTAATTTAGGAGTAATTAGTTATGGAAAAATTCATACAAATGATTAAGAAAAATCGTAGTATGTCTATCTTTGTAGGCATAGTTGTGGTGGTTTTAATATCATCATGGCTAGGACTGTAAAGAAAGGGTACATAATAAACTATACAGATGGGTGGGATAAAAAAAAACAAAATCCCACCTTTAATCTCAAAAAATTTATTAAAGAAAACCAACCCAAATCCCGACCACTATGGAAAAGGGATTGGAGCAAGTGAGCCATAAAAAGCCACATCCCATTAGGAACAAACTACAACACGCAGTAAGACATAGTATGTTGTGGCATCCTAGAATAATTATCAACAAGAAGAAAGAAAGTAAAAAAAGAGGATTGTGGTGTAATGATAGTAAACAGAATTATTTATAGAGATAAACCTAAAGCAGACATCTTTAGATCCTTAGTTCAAACCTTTTGGAAAGACAACCCTGATTGCGAAGTAGCAACAATATCAATCACCAAAGATAAGCCTAAGAGGAGTGATGCTCAGAACAGGCTTTTTCATACTTGGCGAGATATAATCGCAGGGGAAATGGGTGAGTCCAAGGAAGAAACCAAGAACCTAATCAAAAATCAATTCAGTATAGAATCAACCAAAGACTTAGAGGTTGCTGAGTTTGTCGAATTCCTGAGAGATATTGATGATTTCTTTGGAGGGGAATATCAAATAAAACTACCTAGAAACGAAGATTATCATTTGGCTATGTACAATGTTTACAAGAAATCATAAAGAGAAATTAGAGGATGTTAATGACACTCTAAGAGAGGCTATGGAAATTGCAAGAGAGGAAGATACCGAGAGGGATCTTGAAATGAGAAAACTCTTGAAGTCGGCAATCCAAAACATAGATCTTATTACAGGTGGTTTCTATGCAAGTCAAACCGATAAGAATGGGTATATAGGATATTATGAGGATATATTTTGACATAGATCCTTGCCCTGCATCTAGGCCAAGAGTTTCTCGTTGGTCTACTTACTACCCTAAGAAGTACACCCAGTTCAAAGAAGATATGAAAGCACTAACAAGTGAGATGGACACGACACCCTCTGAAAAACTGATTAGTGTAGATATAGAGTTCAATGTTAAAATACCTAAATCTTGGACTAAGAAAAAAAAGCAAGAAAAGAATAGAAAATATTGCGATAATGGGTGCGATATAGATAATTACCTAAAGGCAATACTTGATTCCCTAAATGGGGTTCTTTTTGTGGATGACCGACAGGTCGTAGAAGTTTACGCTAGAAAGCGATATAGCGATAAACCTAATATAATATTCGCAATGACAGAAATAGGAGAATAGAATGACTGTAGAGAAATTGGAAATGTGTAAGTTTTTATCAGAGGATTATGCCCAAAAGGCATCTGACAGGGGAATGGATTATAAGGAATCCTATGAGAGTTATATGGAGAGATCACAGAAAAGAAATTTCCAAGACTTATTACAACATTTTTCAACAGTTAAAAAAATTCCGACTATTTTTAAGTCTAATAGAAATGGGGAATATATGGTTACGAGTGATAATGATTGTAATAATTGTGAGGATGGTGTATGCAAACTTTAGTAATAATAATAGTATTACAGGTTGCAGTAACCTTACTAGCAGGGTGTAGTGAGTTCGAGTCTATAATGAAAGAGAAACAGTTGACTTGTACACCAGACGCAGTATTTACTAACTCATGTGATGGGTGGGAAGTATGAGGCTACTAAAATTTATCCTATATTCAATCTATTTCCTGTTGGCAGCAACCAGTACAGGTTGTCTGGTTTATGTTGTTATGTGGCTAGAGGCACTAAGAAAAGGTTGGTTGGTATAGTTGTAATCGAATAGGGCATAACGATCAAAAGCCATGGGCATGGTGGGGTAAGTTATGTCCTATTCCGTTATAACTAGAGAAAGGAGAGTAATAATGATAGAAAAAATAATAAAAGGTGCAGATTTGTCAATAAATCTGGGTATTAAGTTAATCTCACTTGCTATAGTCTTGCAAATTGTCTTTGGTCATTCAGTACCCTTTTTGGGTGGCAATGTCATCGGCACAATCATCGGGATAGTTGGTCAACTCGGTGCTGCAGGATTGGTCGGTATTATCGCAGCCATTATTATATGGCGATTGTTAGATGATGATATTCGTAAAGAGTTGGAGGAGTAATTAGTTATGGAAAAATTTCTACAAATGGTTCGAGAGAATCGGAGTATATCTATTTTTATAGGAATAGTTGTGGTGCTTGTAATAGGATCATGGTTAGGACTTTAAAAAAGGGATACATAATAAATTACACAGACAGGTGGGATAAAAAAAAACAAAACCCCACCTTTGACCCATGGAAATTTGTTAAAGAAAATACACCCAAATCCAGACCATTATGGAAAAAGGATTGGAATAAATGAGTCATAAAAAACCCCATAAGATTATTAATAAACTACAACACGCAGTTCGTCATAGCGTGTTGTGGTATCCCAGAATAATTATTAATAAAAAAAGGGAAGAAAAAAAGCGAGGAGTGTGGCATAATGATCAGTAGGGTTATTTTTAAAGATAAACCTAAAGAACTCACCTTTAGATCACTTGTGAAAGATTTCTTTAGAGAGAATCCAGATATAGACACAGCGACAGTTTCTATAGAGAAAGGCAAACCTAAAAGATCAAATGCTCAAAACAGACTTTATTGGTCTTGGGTTTCAATAATAGCCGAAGAGATAGGGTATTCAAAAACACAAATGCACCTTATTCTGGCAGACCGATTCTTGGACAAGATAGAATTCGACACCAAGAAAGGAAAAAAGATTAGTCAGATTCCCTCTACACGAGATTTGAATGTGATGCAATTTGTTGATTATCTGTACGAAATTGAAGATATGTTTGAAGGCTCTGGGGAGTGGAATATAAGGTTACCCAGAGGGGAAGATTATCAACTAGCAATATATGGGAACAACGATGGCAGGACTCAATCGAGAGAGGTTAGATAAATTAGACATTATTTCAGATAATGTTAGAGATGCTATTGAGGTTGCTAGAGAGGGAGATAACGAAAGAGATACAGAAATAAGGTTGCTCTTAGCCATAGCGATTAGAGAGATCGACCTTTTACGAGGCGAACAGTATGAGGATTACATTTGATATAGACCCCATACCTGCTTCCAGGCCCAGAGTTTCCAGATGGTCTACTTACTACCCTAAAAGGTACACTAAATTCCGAGAGAAAATGAAAGCACTTACAGGTGAGTTAGAAACGACCCCCTTTGAAAAGTTAGTTTCTGTATCTGTGGTGTTTCATATCGGAATGCCGAAGTCCTGGTCGAAGAAAAAAAAGAAAGAGAAGAATAAAGGATTCTGCGACAACAATGCAGACCTTGATAATTACCAAAAGGCAATTCTAGATTCCTTGAATGGTGTTTTATATATAGATGATCGTCAGATTGTTGAGATATTCGCCAGTAAGAGATATAGCGACAAGCCTTTTATTGAACTTGAAATACATGAAATAGGAGAAGAGAATGACTGTAGAGAAATTGGAAATGTGTGAATTTTTATCAGAGGATTATGCTCAAAGAGCAGCAAAGAGGGGAATGGATTACAAGGAATCCTATGAGAGTTATATGAGTCGATCGCAGAAAAGAAATTTCCAAGATGTTCTACAACTTTTTTCAATGGTTAAGAATTTTTCAAATACCATTAAATCCAATAAAAAAGAGGAATATGTCATTACGAAAAATGACGATGATTGCGAGGATGGTGTTTGTAAACTATAGAACATCTAATTCACTAGGATGTATAATTAGTATATTCTAATTACAGGAGTGGGAAGTGGCAAAGGGAAAGGTGGTACATCAAATTAATATCAAGGTCGATGAAAGGGATTTAGCCTTGATAGATGCCAAGGCAGATAGAATGGGTATATCAAGATCGGCAATGATTAAGTTATTTGCCATTAATGGTGAGTTGACTGTAAATATGCGAAACGAGATTAAACGCCCTCATCTTTAAAAGTAAGGGGTAGGGCAGCCTCAAGTAAAAAACATCCTGTAACCCCCTCGTATTCCCCTGTAAAGGGTATGTCTAGGTATTACTAAATCTTTTTAGGGGTCTTAAATCAAGGATTTCGAGGTTGTAACATCCCCGAATCTTCCAATTTACCCAGATTTATATTAAAAGGTGTTCCCTGGCCCTCTCTGGTGCCGCCATGTTCATAGGCGAATTTACCTAATATATTTAAAAAATCCTTATCTTTACTAAGGTATTCCATATCTTTGTAGTCATTAGTCCAATCATAAACATCGGTGATTATATACTCGCCTTGGTTGTTCTGGACTACATCAAAAGCCCCCAGGGTATTCTTTAATTGACCAAAGGGTTTAAAGATATTATCTGTTCCACCTTTGTAATCTGGGGCATATTTCTCTATTATTTTTTCATCATGTAGATCAATTCGTCTAGCACCATGGGGGGCATTAACACCCTCGCTTTTAATTATATTCTTTAATAAAGATAGTGCTGCGGGATGAAATTCACTTTCCTCTACAGATGTGTCACCAGTTATAACATTATGAGCATATTTTTCTACTGGTAATAGCATCCCCTCTAATTTAGTTAAAGGGTGTTTATCCATAATATTGCTAAACATTCCTTCCCAGTCAATTGGTGTATGCGACATTATTAATATGA